ACAAAGAAGTCATCTCAACGGTTGATAATCTAACACCTGTTACCTGCACTCTCAGTGTGTCACTAAGCGCCCCTGTCGGGGCGCTGGTGGCACTAACTGAAGTGAAAAATGTAGTCGCAGAAGGGCTCTCGTTGCTTGCCTCTCAAGGCGGGACAACGATCCTGTACGACTGCACGGGTTACGGCGCTGATGCTCTAGTAAATGGCACTCTGTGAGTGACCGGATACATGAGCTGTTCTCTATCGTCGGCAATGTCCTCCATCAGATCGCACTGTTGCTGGTCTGGTGGAAGGGCATTAATGACGGTAGTAACTACGGAGCCTTAAGGTTGAAACACCATAAGGCAGCAGGAGAACGTTCTTGTGAAAGAGCGTTCACTGCTGCTGGGCTACGCAGTACAGCCAAAGGTCGGGTGCCTCTTCGGGGTTCGCGTCTTCGCGACTCACACCCCAAGGCATTCCAGGCCTCAGCGAGGGACTCAAGGGCGTCAAAACGACGTACCTGATATTCCCCTCAAATGAGGTTTGGTTAGGCCCGATACTTAGCTGACTAGGGTTCAAGAGACCCTCGTTCAACTGGATCACTGCTACAGCTACCCGCTGTGGTGTTGGTCCGTTGGGCGAGGACTTGAACTCGTTTAGGTCGATTGGAATGACTTCTCGTTGTTTCATTTTGGCCTACATACTTCAGGAATAATGCAGCTATGTTGAATTGGTTCAAGGAAGCACACCATAATGGATGCTATTAAAAGCCTTGATGAGCTTAGTCTCATCGTCAACATGCTGCGTGACGTTAGTAATTGTCACGGCAGCTGGTTCAGTACAGCGGCTTGTGACGCAACAGTTTGTAAGTTGCGTCAGCGAGTCGATTCTGAGGGGCTCGGTTTTCTCACGAAAACCTTGCCATCATTAGCCAAAGCCTTTGATAGGGCTTTAGCAGGTGGTTCATCGCTCAACTCTACCGACTGTGGGTTCCAACCCATAGAAGGCAAACAGATTCCCCAATTCTTGGGGGAATTCTTTGAGCGTGTATTAACAGCGGCCGGCAGCCCGTTACCAACGGGCTGCGTTCAAAGCGTCCGAATCATAAGACAGATCTTGTACTCTTTTTATAAGTACGAGTTGCCTTACTCAACAGACCAAGAACAGCAAGTTCTGACTCAGTTTATAAAGACTGAAACAGAACTATTAGAGAGCGATGATCAGTTACGGATAATCCGTGATTGGTTAACGTTCAGTTCAACCTCTGTGGCTAGACGCATAACTGCGCCTGAGCTCGTGAAGGTTGTTCGCAAAGCTCGATATAGCCTTAATCGGCTATTCAAGCACTTCGACATATTGGACATACAGCCTTGCCACGGGCCCGGTGCTGTCTCCACTGGGGAGAAAGCCTGGGAAAAGTATACGTGGCGGAATGTGCCAAGTCGGCTTACAGATGTGTACCCGTTTGATGCGTACTTTTGCGCGTCAACAGGCCATGTTTGTGATGCACATCGTCAGTGGTCTTCCATCGATGATGTATCCGAAGTCCCAGCCAAGGTAGTCCTTGTGCCTAAAGATTCGCGCGGCCCCCGGTTGATATCTTGCGAACCCGCTGCTTTGCAGTGGATTCAACAGGGTCAACGTAAGGCCATCTACAAGCTAGTGGAGTCTCATCCTCTCACTCGAGAGAATGTGTTCTTCTCAAACCAAGTGCCC